CAAACGTAGGTAGACCTTCCTGCCAACTCTGGTACGAGAAGAACAAACCAGAGGTAGGACTACCAAAGCCAACTACATTCGTAATGAACATGATGATTGGAGACATCGTTGAAGCTGTCTTCAAAGGGTTGTTAACAGAAGCGGGAGTAGAATATGAAGATAGTAAAAAGGTTACTCTTAACCTCAGTAATACTAACGTGTCTGGTACATATGATATTGTCATTCGGAATGCAGTTGACGATATTAAATCAGCTTCAAACTGGTCATACACAAACAAGTTTGAATCCTATGACACGCTGGCAAGCAGTGATGCCTTTGGATATGTTGCACAATTAGCTGGTTATGCAAAAGCATCTGGTAAGAAAGCAGGTGGCTGGTGGGTAGTGAACAAAGCCAATGGTCAGTTTAAATACGTGCCAGCTACAGGACTTGACATTGACAAAGAAGTTGGTAAGATAGAAAAGTTAGTTGATGATGTTGAGCAGAACAAGTTTGAGCGTTGCTTTGAACCTATAGAAGAAACCTTTAGAGGTAAAGCTACAGGCAATAAGATACTAGACAAAACATGTTCCTTTTGCTCGTACAGAAACGATTGCTGGCCTAATCTTGTACAGCGTCCTTCTGTAATGTCAAAGGCTAGAGAACCAAAGATGGTAGATTACGTAGAACTAGCAGAGGAATATAATGCCGCCTAACTTTAAACAGTTTAGAGCAGCACGTAAGTATGGGTATCGGTCAGGCTTAGAGGTAAAGATATCTGACTATCTCAAGGGACTAAAGATTGACTTTGGTTATGAGTGTGTTAAGATAGAATGGGAAGACCTAGCCTACCGTACCTATACACCAGACTTTGTGTTGTCTAATGGTATCATAATAGAAACTAAGGGCATGTTTACTGCTGCTGATAGACGTAAACATCTTGCCATAAAAAAGCAACACCCTAAGTTAGACATACGATTTGTGTTTGAAAATAGCAGACGTAAGTTACGTAAGGGTGCAAAGTCTTCATATGCTGAGTGGTGCAACAAGTATGGATTTCTATACTATGACCGCATCATACCAGAAGAGTGGCTAAAAGAAAAAGGTAAGAATAAATATCCTAAGTTTATAAAGTTTACAGGAAGCAAGATAAAAAGGAGTAAGTAAATATGTCTAATAAAAATTATGATAGGATAGAGTCAGAAGACTTTATCATAAGAGTCAGACCGTTTCGTGATAGCGAAGGTATGTGGAATGGTGAGATTGATATGGCAATAGTCACTCAACCAGATAATGATTTGGATGATGAGGACTATAATCAGATGATGCACTTCTGCAAAATGCTTGCGTCAAGTATACCAGTTATGGAATTGAATGAAGACTTCAGAGAACTGGTTCATCAATACGTTGTTAATAGGGTTGACAGAGAGTATCAAGTTGAGTTAGAAGATAAGCCAAAGGTTGTTTCAGAAGATGGCAACGTAGTAAAGATTGACTTTGGTTCCAAAACAGAAGGGAGTGCATAATGACAAGCTACAAAAATATTATGGAAAAGATTGAGAAAGATGCAAAAGAAGCATACGGAAATGTAAACATGGTGGATAGCCCACCACACTATAACAATACGGAGATTGAGTGCATTGAAGCCATTGCTGCAGTTACAGGTGATAACTTTGAATACTATCTTCAGGGTAACATTATGAAATACCTATGGCGATACAGATACAAGAATGGTTCAGAAGACCTAAAGAAAGCAAGATGGTATCTGAATAAACTAATCGTTGAGGTTGAAGGTTATTACGATGATAAGAGTTAAGATGTTCATCACATTAGATGTAGACCCTGATGAGTATGCTGTACCTGCTGATGAGAATGTGGCAGAAGAATTAGAAGAGAGCCTTCAAGAATACTTGTATGATATAGAAGGTATTAACATACGTAACATAAGAACAATACAGGAGTGACCCTATGAATAATTATTTACCTACAGATTATCAGAACTTTATTGCACTATCAAGATATGCAAGATGGAAAGAAGACGAACAAAGGCGAGAGACATGGCCTGAGACAGTAACACGTTACTTTGATTACTTGTCCAAACATCTCATGAACAAACACAAGTATACACTTGCTGATGAGTTACGTGCAGAACTAGAGACTGCCGTTCTTGACCAGCATATTATGCCAAGCATGAGAGCCTTGATGACAGCAGGTCCAGCACTTGATCGTTGTCATGTTGGCGGATACAATTGTTCATACGTACCTGTGGATAACACACGTGCGTTTGACGAAACGATGTACATCCTCATGTGCGGCACAGGTGTAGGCTTCTCTGTTGAGCGTCATCACATTGAGAAGCTACCAATCGTCAATGAAGATATGCATGTCACTGACACCATTATCAAGGTTGGCGATTCACGTCCGGGCTGGGCCAAATCACTGCGTGAATTAATTTCG